TATGCGAGCGGTGGTGTATCGTATGCGCATACGCATAACGATGCGTCGTTTTCGAATACGTATGTCGGTTCCCGTCTGGCCTTCCGCGGTCGGCTCGTCAAGGCGGAAAGCGTGGAAGCGTATAAGGCGTTGTCCGAAATAGCTTAATCGAAAGCGGGAGCGAAGCGACAAAGCGAAAAGCGGCTTCGTTCTCGCTTATGTGAAGTGATGCAAAATAAAAACGGGCGTAAGCCCGTCGAAAATATTATTTAAAACAGTTTTCAGATGAAAAGTAATACCTTTGTAATTAAAAAGGTGGAGTTTCCTATAAGCCGTGTGGTTTATCGTGGGTACAACAATGCGAATGCGAATGGTGGTGTATCGAATGCGAATACGAATAACGATGCGTCGAATTCGAATACGAATGTCGGTTCCCGTCTGGAAATCTAATAAATCGGCGTACAGCACGGGGACGTGTCCCCAAGGCGGAGCCGAGGGAAACAAGCCGCAGCAATAGCACCTTTAAAGGTGGAAAGCTGAAAAATCACGCGTCGGGTGGAGTTTGGTAGGCTGTTATCAGTTCGAAGAAGTCAGACCCGGGGAAAGGAAGGCCCTTATCTTCCATGTTTATTAACCAATAGCTGAATTTGTATGCGCAGGGAAGGATATATCATCGAGGAAATTATCGAATACTCCAATATGTCGGAGGCATTCGATACAGTACTGCGTGGTACAAATCGTAAAAGGTCAAAGCAAGGACGATATTTACTCGCTCATAGGGAGGAAATCATCATTGAACTTACGACTGCTATTGCGGATGGTTCATTCCAGCTTGGCGGTTACCATGAAAGAGAGATTGAGGAGTACGGTAAGAAACGTACTTTACAGATACTTTCTATGAAAGACCGTATTGCTGTGTTTGCTGTAATGAATGTTGTAGACCGTCATTTGCAGAAACGCTATATTCGGACAACCGGAGCAAGTATCAAAAGGCGTGGCACACATGACCTGATGAATCGCATACGTACTGATCTGCAAAAAGACCCGGAAGGCACGTTATATGCTTACAAGTTCGACATCTGCAGGTTTTATGATAACGTGCGGCAGGATTTTGTGATGTGGTGCTTCCGCAGGGTGTTCAAGGATGAAAGGCTATTGGTTTTACTGGAACGGTTTGTTAAGCTGCTGCCGGAAGGTATCAGTTTCGGACTGCGCAGTTCGCAGGGGGCGGGAAACTTGCTCCTGTCTGTTTTTTTAGACCATTATTTGAAAGACAAGTACGGTATCCGATATTACTATCGCTATTGTGATGACGGATTGGTGCTCGGTAAAACGAAAGCGGAATTGTGGAAGATTCGTGATGTTATTCATGAGCAAATGAAGAAAATAGATTTGGAGATCAAGCCTAATGAACGGGTATTTCCGGTAGAGGAAGGCATTGATTTTCTTGGCTATGTTATTCGCCCTAACTATGTAGGATTGAGGAAACGTATCAAACAGAAGTTTGCTCGGAAGATGCACGAGGTAAAAAGTAGAAAAAGGAGGCGGGAACTGATTGCCAGTTTCTACGGCATGACGAAACACGCTGATTGTAATAATTTGTTTAAAAAATTAACAGGCAAAAAAATGAAATCATTTAAAGATTTAAATGTCGCTTACAAGCCGGAAGACGGTAAGAAGCGATTTTCGGGTACGGTGGTAAGTATCCGTGAGTTGGTAAACCTTCCTATCATAGTCAAGGATTTTGAGATGGGAATAAAGACTGAACAAGGCGAGGACCGTTGTATTGTGGCCATAGAGCAGAACGGCGAACCCAAGAAGTTCTTTACCAACAGTGAGGAAATGAAGAATATCCTCAAACAGATTGAAGAAATTCCTGACGGTTTTCCGTTTGAGACCACCATTAAGACGGAAACTTTCGGGAAAGGTAGAACCAAGTATGTATTCAGTTAAGATGAAAAGAGTAGAAGGTACAGCCGATGTGAAACTGATAGAATGCGTCAGTCCGGCAAAGAATAAATGGCGTATCCGTTGGGATATCCAAGAACATGAAGACGGTTCCGCCGACTATATGGAAGCGGAGTTTCTGAATGGCAGACCGTCAGATGAAGTAGTTAAGGCTTTGATTATGGATTGGTATAACCAGAAGGTGGACGAAACTATTTTGAAAGGATTTTCATACGAGGGTGTGCAGGTATGGCTTTCAAGAGAAAATCAGTTCAACTACAAAGCTGCATACGATTTGGCCGTACAGACAAATGGTGCAACCCTTCCGGTTGTATTCAAGTTTGGTACGGATGAAACGCCCGTTTATCGGGAGTTCTCGGCATTGGAGGAGTTGACAGACTTCTATACAAAAGTCATGTTACATATCCAAAAAACGCTTGCTGACGGTTGGAAAAAGAAAGATACGTTCAGTCTGAATAAATATCAAGTTGAATAGTATGTGAATATTCCTTTTTGGGGGGAAGGAAAGAAAAAAGCCCCCGGCCTGTTAAAAATCATCTCACCTACTTTTAACTAAAAACGCTCGTAGCGCACGACCGGGGGCAGATACCCTCGTTCGCACTACGAGCTTTATTTTTAGTTGCTGCGCAAATAATGCGCATTAGTAAGTGAGATGTTGCAAAGATAATCATTAAAAGTTAAAGCAGTCGAATTCCGGCTGCTTTTTTTATGCTTCAATTTCTCTCTTGGCTTATATTTTAGGAGAAAAGAGTTTATGAAAGCGAGTAATGATTTGGTAGAAAAGTATGGCTGGGATAAAATTATTCACGGCTTGGTTGGTCTCTTGATTGTGGCTATTTGTGTGTTGGTTGCTGTATTCTTGTTTGGAAATAAGTTTGTTCCGGTATTGGCTGGTGCTGCTATTGGTACAGGATGCGCTTACATTGTAGCAAAATGGAAAGAAGCGCAGGATGATATTCCTGATGAGAAAGATGTTAAGGCAACTTTACGTGGCGCTTATTTAGCAGACCTTGTTATTGGTGTTGCTTATGTTTTTTCATGGATAATTAATACTGTATTCTAATGGTCGAAGTGATTGAACAGATAGGTTGGATAAAGTTTGCAGACTTACGCTTGTATGCAATCGTATTGTTTACATGCTGTATCTTTATTGTCGTTTCTTCATTCGTGGATATGTGGAGTGGCATTGATGCGGCAAGAGTAAATAAAGAAAAAATTGATAGTAAGGGGTTAAGGAGAACTGTAGCTAAAGTGGTTGATTATTTCCGTGTATTGATATTCGGTACAATGGTCGATGTCTTAGGACTGTTCATTTCTTGGTATGTAGCTCCTTATTGTATGATTTTGATAACAATGGGTATTATCTGCATAGAAGGTCGCTCGGTATTGGAAAATAGCCGCAAAAAGAAGTCTCATGCTGCCGATGTAGCTGATATGGCACAAAAGATAGTAAAATGTATTAGCAGTAAGGATGCAGAAGATTTAATTGAACAGATTAAAACTAAAGTTGAAAGAAAATGAAAGTACTAATTGATAACGGCCACGGTGAGAATACAAAGGGCAAGCGCTCTCCTGATGGAAAATTGCGGGAATATGCTTGGACTCGTGAAATCGCAGATATGCTTGTTCTGGAATTAGGCAAAATGGGTATTGATGCTGAAAGGGTTGTAAAGGAGACAATAGATGTTCCACTATCAGAGCGATGCCGGCGTGTGAATGAGATTTGTGGCAGATTGGGTACATCTAATGTAATCTTGATTTCCATTCATTGTAATGCTGCAGGTTCTGGAATAGATTGGATGCAAGCAAGAGGCTGGTCTGCTTACACGAGCAAGGGAAGCACAAAAGCCGATGTATTGGCATCATGTCTGTACGCATCGGCTGCTGAATGCTTTCCGGCCGGGATAAAAATACGCAGCGATTGGTCGGATAAAGATCCTGACTGGGAAGAAAACTTCTACATCTTGCAGAAAACGAAATGTCCGGCAGTTCTTACCGAAAACTTTTTTCAGGATAATAAGGAAGATGTTGAATTCTTACTTTCCGCTGATGGGAAAGCGCGAATTGTAAAGGCTCATGCCATTGGAATAGCTAATTATCTTAAGGTCTAAGATTATATGAAAAAATGGTTGTTTATAGGTTTAGTAGCACTGGTATCTGTTACTATTGGCTTGATTAAATCTAATCGAAAGCTGCAAAAGGAATGTGAGCGTCAATCCGGTAATATTGCAATCTTAATGAAAGACATAAAGTCCTATAAAATTCGGGATAGTTTAAATGCAGTTTCTGTGTCGGCATTGAACTTGACTATTGATGAGCTGAAAGAGTATCGTGCCGATGATGCTCAAACAATAAAAGAACTCGGCATTAAAAACAAGCATCTTGAGGCTTTGGTTAAAACCGGGATTCATTCAACAGAAACAATCTATGCAGACCGTTGGCATCCACTTCCGGACAGACCGGATTGTTTAGAGGTTAATAGCAAATGGTCTCATGTGATAGCCTGTTTCAAGGATTCTACGGTTTATTATAATATTCGTGATAGTTTGGCGGCTGTTGTTCATCGAATACCAAAACGAAAATTCTTGTGGTGGAGTTGGGGCACAAAGGGGTATAAACTGGAATTGGTTAATTTTAATCCCAACACAAAGATTGATTACAATGAATTTATAAAAGTCTCAAAATAG